CGCTTCAGTGTTGAGTTCATGGTAGACACTTTGTCGGCTGTCGCCTGTCAAGATCACAAAGCTGATGTTTGGGTGGTGCATGACTAGGGCTTCAATGTAGCCGGGCGGGAGCTTGGTGTAGTCATCGAATACAACTACGGGATGGCAAGGTTGCAGGACCGCTTTCTCGAAAGTCTTGAAGGTTTCGGGGGGGCATAATGGGAGTTTAGTGGCCCAATCATTTCTGAGTTCTACGGTGGGTGTGACTACAGTGACCACGTTGTTGTCTGAGCCCAGGGTTCTCATGTATTGTTGAATGCTGTGTGACTTTCCGGAGCCTCCACTGCCGTGGATTATTGTGCCAGGTTTCGTGATTGACTCATGCTGCATTTTGTAGGCGAAACTGGCTTTCCACTTATTGTCTTGGGCACAGAGCAGTTTGCCGGTGCGGTTGTTCTTGATGTCAGAGGCGTAGGCGGAAGCTCTAGTGTGTTGGAAGGTGATGTCAACAGCGAAGCGCTTCAGATCAACCAAACTTTCTTTCAGCTTAGCGGGTACTTCAGTGGGGAAGTCGACATGTGGGACTTTGTGTATATCTGTGATGGGAATGATGAGTAGGCCGTCTGGGTCCACCTGCTGTTGGTCCCCTTTGAAACCGTGTTTGTTTAGTAATGGGATCCAGGCTCTCCAAGGCAGTTGGCTGACGTCGACTTGGTCTATGGGAGTGGTAGCAGGTACCACTCTGTGGGACGCCGGGAGGTTTTCTGGGGTTTGAGTGCTTTGGTGAGGGTCTTGGCTATCATTGTGGGGTTGTTGGTTTGCCGGCTCAGGCGTTTCCGAATGTGGTGCCTCGTTTGGTGTGGGGATTTGAAGAGTTCTGAGGGGATGTCCGAAGAGATCATGGGTGTGCATCCTGAAGGTGAGCGACAGTCTCTTTGGGCTGCATTGCGTAACTCTATGTTTGAGTTGCAGCCATGGTCCATCCATGATGAACATCTCTTGGTCTTGTAACTGGTAGGTGCCTCCGTTTGAGAATTGAAAATATGCTTTACCAAAGTTGACGGTGAGGATGGGGTGTCCGGCGTAGCATTTTTCGTCGTCTTTGTGCCATGGGATGCCGCCATTATGTTCATATTCTTGTATAAGTACGGCGTTGGCTTCAAAGGGCACGGTGGCTAGGAAATCTGTGAGAATATCATGCCACTCATTCCTAGGGTAGTTAACTTTATCGTGCCCATAAGTGATGTCCGTTCGCGTTGAGAAGAAGGCGCACTTTCGGTTTTTGAGTGTCCTTATGTTGGCATTCATGAGGAGGTATCGAAACGGTGTGTCATCCCAGGTGGTTTCTAGTATCTCCGGAAAATTGTTGGGTTGTGGCCGGTGTGAGGTAGAGGGGGTACTTTCAGATGAGGATGACGGGGTGGGTGTGTCAGGAGAGCTTGTTGTAGTGTGGTTGTCCTGATCGCTGGAGCACGCAGATATTACCTCAGCCACCAGTCGTTCAAGTTCCTCAAGCTCGGGTGCTTCAGAAGGGCATGTCGAGGCTGTAGTCTCGGGTGCTTGGTTGGGCCCTTGGTCGTTGGTGGGGTAGGTGGAAGTGGTGTTGGGGCTGTCGGTAGGTGATCCAGATGACGTGCGGCGTGGGACGTTGAACCACGTGTCTGATGCTGTCGTTTGCTCTAGGAAGTCTGTGTGTGGGTTTTGTTGGAGGTCAAGGTCATCGCTTAATCCAGGGTGTTCTTTGGCGTAAATTAGATCAGCTCTAATTTGGTCTCGGCTAAGTTGGGTTTCGTTCTGGATCTCGTCAATCACGTGGTTGTGTGTCCAACATTCTTGGTCTACTGGTTTGATGGAATAGGTGAAGGTTTCCCATTTGAGAGCAGCCATCAGTTTGACAAAGTCATTCTTTCCCATGAAAAACTCGATGAATGTTCTTACTGCCGTACGGATGGGGAGGGTCATCCTCTTCCACAAACTATTACCCATCAAATCCTCATAACAGGTGATGGAGTTGAGTTGGGCAATGAAGTAGAAGTAATTGACTATGTGGGTGAGTTCATCGGGCTCGTAAAGTTCGAGTTCTTGGGTGCTGATGATCTGACGGATTTTGGCGTATATGTCTCTTTCAGTGACATTCTTGACTGATTTGCAGTACATCCATAGCTGCATGGCTTTCGTTTTTTGCATGGGTTTGTTGGCGTTGGATTGGTGTGGGTGGAAAATGGCGGGAAAGGTTACGAACGTGTTTTTTGCGAAAGTTCGCATCTCAGGTGTTTTGAGATGGCCACGGCGAATAATCATCAAATGGTTGGCACCTAAACTTTCAACTAGTTGAAACGTTAGTTCGTAAGGTTGCTGGAGGTGATCTTTGTCTCTAATCTTAAGCCTCCGAATTGTGAGCCAATCGAGAGTTTTGTATGGGTGGTAGTAGGCTCCTCCAGCGTGGTTTCCTGGGATGTATTCGAACCCTTCTTTGTTGTAGTTGATGCTGTACAGGCTGGGGTTCAGGCTTGATTTTCTGTGTATGGCTTCAACAGGGAGCACAATGGTGGCTAGGAGAGTCTCGAGTTGGGGAGAGTTCTCAAATATTGTAGCTAGTTCAGTTGTACTCATGAAGTGTAGTGAGTCGGATATGTAGGCGAGTGGTGTTTGGATGTGGCCTAAGTTTGAAACTATGGTATCCGTGTCATACCTGAAGAAGTCCTTTGGTTCAATATTTTGGTTTATGAAGATGTCTTTAAGTGCCGCGGCGCGTCTCATGTATCTTAGTTTGCTTCGTTTGAGAAACAAAAAGGTGACGGAGTGCTTTGGCAAGTGGTGGCCGATGATTTGCAGCATTTGATTTTCAATAGCTTTGCAGGCTGCGTGTGTGTGGGTCTGCACTGCGTGTGGGTTTACAGTGATACCTAGATTCTCAAGGGCGTCGGCTTCAGCGTCATTGAGTGCGTAAGGGCAGTTGACAAGCGCTTCTTTCAGGACTGGTCTTATGTGGCTATAGGCAGCTTCGCAGATTGCTGTTTGCACAGAAGGGTCTCTGATTTTATCCAATACATTTCGTACTTTTGACATAATTCTCGAAAGTGGTTTTGTTTAACCGGTTTTGGAGATTGATTATGTGCGATTTATGGTCGTTATGTTTTGTTTTGTTG